AATATTACATCATAGATAGAGAAGCTGAAGCAGAATTGCTTGGAACGATGAGCTGGAAGCTCCCTTCCCCTGTGGTGATGAGAAACTTCGCCGCAGTGTCAGACAATATCTTTGATCGTGATAGTAACGCGTATCTACGTAAGTGTTTCCCAGATTATATCAAGTGCATGAAAGAGGCCACAGAGAACAGAGCATTGTCGCAAGACCCAAATGTTAACCGTACTCGTGTGCTGGATAGGAAGAGGCGCGTATACGCAGCGTCTGAACACCGCCAGAAAAGGGTTCTTAACCCCGAACCTTTTGATATGGTCGCGTTCACCCCTGGTCGACTTTTCTTGATCTTGATGGCAGTTATAACAGGACTGCTGTTATCTACTGTGCTGTGGTCTGTGTATCCAACTTTTGAGGAACACGGATCTAGCATGGTGGGACTTTATCCCTTCTTCGCCATGGAGCAGATGCGTATACAACCCTTTGTGTATGCTACTGCTCTCGCAGTGGAGGAGATTCTAAAGATGCATCCGTTCACGGGTGTTGCTTTTGCCACACATGAGTTTATGTCGTACATAAGACAAGGAACTCCGTGGCGCTTCAGAGTGCCAGCTCTAGTCATGCACCTCGTGACCATTGGATTTTATCATTCAGTGAGTTGGTATCACAGACCTTTAATGTTTGTGCCGATGTTCGTGTTACACTATACGTTCAATGACATAGTTACAGACGTCCTCCATACTCATGTGTGGAAAAGATGGCTAGCTGTGTGGTGCAACAACGGGTCTACTGAAGACATTCACAACGCAATAACATATGCGCCCCCCTACACTCTTCTCGCGCCTAACACGTGGTTGAGAGGATTTGAAGCACAAATTTTGCACACAGCACAGTTGGATTACAGATACAGAGATCTCAGAACTTGGATTGAGGGAAAGCCCTACCGAGGATTGGATTTTTGGACACATCTGCCCATGCTGGAGTGCACGTGCGACCATGGAGGAACATGTGTACATTGCAATGAGACCACACCCATACAGAAAACATTTATGTTGTTGGGAACCGTGGGAATGTTAAAGCAACCGGTCAAGAGCGAGAGGAACTTAGCAGACTGCATAGTTTCTCGCATCCTAAAGGATCCCACCGGCGGTGCCCTTCGCACCCCCGAGGAGGAGACATTATTCCATAGCTGGGTCACGATAGCAACCACTAACGCGTCGATGCAATTTCTAGACATGATGGAAGTAGTAAAACTTAATGATTTGAACCTTCGTACAGTTGAAGAATGCGCCGCATCAATGACGGGCCCCAAGGGCAATTTGTTGTTAAGAACACACGCAGATCTAAACCTGACTGAGCTTAAAATGCGCAAAACAGTCGCAGTGAAATGGAACGAGCACGTGAAGAATGGTGAACAAGGTTCACCTGATATCAAAAGTAGAGCCGTTTCAGCTATGTCGAATGATTGTCAAGAAATTGACCAACCTATAGTGAGAATGCTAACAGAAGATCTCAAAGGAACTTTCAACGGGCAGACCGTTACAGAAATCAAGACCATTTCAGGCAAAACCGAACGCGTCCGCTTCGTTATTTCAAGTGGAGACGTGAACGACATGCATGATTATGGTAAGCTGATGGATGAGTCTGCAGAACCAGTTGTTTTAGTTTCTTGTGATGACACTGTTGGATCTCGTGGAAAATCAACGCACCCGACCTTTACAACCATGTTGGACTTCTTTGAAGCCGACTACAGTGCGTATGATCAGTCACAACTATTTTGGATGTGGTCCACCATTCTTGTCTGGCTAAACCAGATCCTCCCTCCACGCCTTTTTCAGATAATGAAGTGCAGCATACTAGCACAAACCTCCATGCCTTTCAGGGCCAAAATTGGAGTTTTATCTATTAAAGGTCTGTCGCATGTGCAAATGCCAACAGGCGCTTCGTTCACTTCCATATTTGGATCACTCAACAACTTTATGTTGTGGGTGATTGCTATTCATTTGGAATTGCCTATCGAAAAAGCTTGCAAACTTGTTGGTGTCACCATAAAACTCGCAGACAGTGATAATCTCGGAGATGTCACTTTCCTGAGGGGGTTTTGGGGACGACACATGATGTCTAATCGCCTACTCTGGACAAACATGCCTAGTTTGTCATTGAAGATAGGTAAAATACTCGTTGACCCCAGTATTTTAGCGAGGAAGTCGATGACCAAACCTGACCCAGTATTGGCCGCACATACAGTGTGGTGGGCTATGATGAAATCGGTGAAAGTCCCAGAGGACTACCCAATTTTAGGTGCTATGAAAACTCTGTCTGAGAAACTACCGCGGGCACAACTCACAGAGGACACCGCCAGGCACATCGTAAACAACCCTTATATTGTTGAAAATGCGAAATATAAAATGATGTCAAATGCAGAGGTCTCAAGACAGAGTGTCTTAGACTTCATGCTGACGCGCTACGATATAACAGAACAGGAGGTTATCCATGTTGAGCAAGTGATTAAGTCTGTACCAAGACTTCCATGTATGCTGTTTCTACCTGCTTTTCTCAAAATGAAAGAAGCAGATTACACATGATTGTCATGTGTGACGGGTGGTTCCTGTGAACAACCTGCTTTGTTAAGAACACGAGTAGTGCCGTAAGCATAGCCTTCTTCGGTTAGAAGGCGCCCGCACACAAGAAACCTTTAATAAAAGCTTATGCCAAAAACAAAGAATACCAAATCTGCCAAGAGCAGGAACAACAGAAGTCGTGGGAAACCAGGATCTTCACAGCCAGCCCGGAGAGCTCCAAAGAACTCTGGAAAACGCTGGTACTTCGGTGCTGACAATGTAGGCATCGGACCATTGCAACTTGGGAAAGTTGGAATGGGCTCGGGAACAAAACCGAGATCAGTGAGGTCCGAAGATGGGATGTTAACAAACGTCGACCACAACAATAGATCAGAGCATTCACGCTTCAGCAGGTCTGAAGTGATTGGATTGATATCTGGTTCAACAGGATTTTCATCTAGAGAATATCAAATCAATCCGGGAAACGCGACATTGTTTCCTTGGTTGTCAAAGATTGCAGTTCTCTATGAGAAGTATAGATTCCACAACCTTCATTTCAGATTCGAGAGTCTCGGATCAGGATTTGCCGCCGCAAACGAATCTGGTCGTTGCGTGATGGTGACTGACTACAATGTACAGTCCGCAAATCTTGTTTCCGCAGCCGACGCTCAAATGAAGGATCCGAACGTACCTTTCAGGCCGTATGAAAATGCGGTCTTGAGATTGGATCCAAGACAGTTGAACCCAGAAGACAAGTATCTGAGAGGACCATCTTATCCAGCCGGAGGAGACCCAAAATCTTTCGACGGTGGTAAGTTTTTCTTCGTTACTGATGGAACGCCTAACACAGACTCCATCGGTAATCTTTACGTAGACTATGACGTCGAGTTGTTCAATCCGCAATTGTCAGAGGTGGCCATTCCGCAAACCATCTACACCATCACTCAAAGAACATCAGATGCGTCCGTCCCATATTTGTCAACAGTTGACACTATGGCACCATTTGCAACGGGACCGTCCCCGGCCGAAGGAGGATTACCAATCACTTATGGAAGTGGAGGAGTCTGGACCATGCCTGCAGGCAACTATGAAATTGCTTGCAGCATGGTTATAGACTTTTCTGCTGCCAGTGGTTCGGAAATGTACCTGGGATACAAGAAAGACGGAGGAACATTCATAGAGATGCAGAGATTCAAAGGAGCAGCAAGCCACAGCTCCCTGAGTCAATCATTCTCAGTGTTCCTGCAATTTGACCAAGACGAGACCTTTAGCATCTATTTGAGAGTCGTCATGCCATCAGGCACGGCGAATGCAACTGCAAACTCAACATGCAGGGTGGCGTTGGTAGGATGAGCAGTGTGCGTTTGGGGTAGGATCCCCAGCAGAAAAACCTTGAGACAACAAGTTAAACCCCCGATTGAGTTCAAAGACCGCG